TCTCTCTACCAACAAATGTATTACTTGCTGTAACTGATATTGCACTACCACTTTCTCTTACTCTTTCTATTGTAGTAGCAGGACTTACTGTAGAAGTAGAACTTACAGCAGAGTCTGTTTCTCTTACTCTTATTGCAGATAGAGTTGTAGATACTGTTGTTGTAGATACTATTGTTGCACTTGATTCACCTACTCTTTGACCTAATGTTGCGGTAGTAGTGGTAGATGATACTATTGCACCAGATGTTCTAATTCTAGTTCCGTTGGCAGTAGAGTTTGCTGTAGTAGTAGATGTAGCACTAATCGTATCTGGATTAGTATCTATTACTGTTTCAGCATCACAAGTAGTTGTTGCAGTTGATGTAAGGGAAGCATCACTTTCTCTGATTCTCGTTGCTTGAATGGTAGCAACGGCAGTTGCAGTTCCTGTACTTGCACTTTCTCTAACTCTTTCGCCATTTGAACTAAATGTAGAATTAGTTGATACTGCTGATTCACCAAACCTTGCTCTTTCGCAATCTGATGAAACAGTAGCACTTGCACTTATTGTATTTGGCGTAGCATTTACAATAATATTTGCATTAGCAGTTATCGTAGCATTATTTGTAACAGAAGCATCACTCTCTCTTATCCTACTACCATTAGCAGTAGAATTAGAAGAAGTAGTTGAACTTGCTGATACTGTAGCAGAACCATCTGCTAGTTCGCCATCGCTGTATGCTAGACGACCATAATACCAACTGCCGTAAACTGACATTTATTAGTCTAGTGTAATATCTAAATCACCAGCAGGGATTCTAAATACATCACCAGTTTCGATAGTTTTATCTGTAGTAAGACCTGCATACGCTAGTTGATTACCACCAGTTAATGCGTCCATAACTGCTACAGCGATTACTGTTCCGTAGTTTGCTGTTGCTGTTGGAAATTCAATATCAGAATCATTTGATGTAGTAGCACCAGAAGTTGTAAATGTTACTGTCTGTCTTGCATAAGCACCGCCAGATACTTCAGTACCACCACCAGAATCTGTGTTGTCAGTTGTAAATAGTGCCACATATAATGTAGTAGGTGCTGTATAAGCAGTACCACCGAATACATGGTCTAAAACTTTTGTTTCTAAATAATTTGAAAAACTCATTATCCCATTCCCCTTATTTTAAGTGTTAAACCCGACCCACTCATACGAGCATCTTCGGATATTTTATTAAGTTGCCCTACTGCCGCAAAATACATTTGCGACCAAACTGCAACTCGCTCATCTTCTGCAAGATACGGTGCAGAGTGCATTAAACTTCCATATAAATACACATCTGGTGCATCTTCCAGTAACCAATTACTAGCATTACTGCCTGATAAAGCATCTGTCTTTGCATAGTAAAGTAGTTCTAAATTTGTTGTAGCGTTAGGTGTTGGATATAACTCAAACTGACTATCAGAATGGGCATAATACATAGGTGTTCCAGAGGTATCTAAATTACCTGCTCTTTTATCCTGCATACTTGCTCTACTAATTAAATCTACCGCTCTAGTTCCACCATCACTAATATTTAACCTAATGGTTTCTAACCAATCATTTGGTATTTGCATCCATTCATCACCTGCAGACTGTTGTCCACTCGCTCTCTTTTCCATCTTCCAATGTCTAATATCACGATTAAGTTGTGCTTCTGCTAGTGAAATAAAATCTGGTATGACAGAAGTTAAATCATCTCTGTCTAAGAAATTGGCGATTGCCGTTTTTAATTCTGTATATGTTGTTATTGCCATATTAAACTACACCTTGTAAGTTTCGTTTTATAGGCTCACCCCAGTTTGTTGAGTTCGGGCGATAACCTATTGCTAAATATCTAAACGCATCTGCACCATGCGAATATAAATCATGCCGAGGTCTTAGGCGCCAAGTTTTGCCGTTTTCGTCCCAATCTCGACTATAGTTTACCAAACAATCAACACCGAATTCAGTTTTTTCTTTATCAAACCAACACTTACCGAGTAAAGACCTAACTGCTTGAATACCATCATCTATATTTAACATAGGTGCTATTTCAACATTTTTAAGACCTAAACTATCAAGTGTTTCTAATCTACTCATTCCAGTTCCAAGTTCTCTTACTCTAACATCATGCGGTAGTATATGCTTGTCGTAAACATAACCCTTTTCTTGTAACACTTTTACATAATGCTCTAATCCTACACCAGAACCCTCATAGTAGTCAATAAGGTGAACTTCTGCTCCTACAAATTGTGCAAACCAGATAGCAGTAGAATCACCAACTCCTAAATCCCACGCTGTAACAACTGCTGTGCTTGTATCGTATACAACATTTGCTATTCTTTCTTCTTCTCTAATCACTCTCATTTCTCTACCATAATAAGCACCTTCTGAGAATGTTAAGAATCCACCTTCCCAAATATGCTCATACATATCTGGTCTTTTTTCTTTATCTTCTAATCTTTCTTTTTCTAGGACATCTGGAAACCAAAAATTATCTGTATAGTTCATCTCGACAATCTTTGCACCTGCTGGTGGGTTTACTCTAAAGCGTTCGTGTGTTGCAGAGTATTTAGATTCTGGATTCCATGTAACCCATATTTCTGAGTCTTGCTCTCGAACTGTAGGTATTAATTTAGTCCACGCTGTATCTGAAACTTGCTCTGCCTCATCTACCCACGCTAACAATATTCTTGATTTAGACTTTATAGAATCTAAAGACCTTCTAAGACCAACAAAAGTATAAGAGATATTACCATCTCTCGACTTTATAAACTTCTCTCCCACATCATAGTAAGATTCTAACCAAGGGATACCTCTAATCGCTGCTTTGATTTCTTCTAGTGAAGAATCATTAAGAGAGTTCATAAACTCACGACCACAGACTATCTGTCCGTGTTTACCTTGCTTACCCCAGTTGTAACCCCATATAGCAGTCATTAATGCAAAGGTAGTAGTCTTAGCACTTCCTCTACCACCATAAGCACATCTGTATCTTGCTTCCCCCTCGAATAATGGTCTTAACTTTTCGGGTATAGAAATTTGTTGTTTTACTTTCACTTCGGTTGCGGTGCTACACCAACTATCTCAATTATTTGAGGTTGCATAGTTCCATCGCTAGAAGATAAATCGAACTCTTGCTTCTCTATATATCCTCTGCTCTTACCTTTTGTCTTTAAGTAAAAAATAGTAGATGTTGAATTGCCAGAGTTAATCTGTTTATGTAATTGACTTTCTGCAAAATCAAGTGCTACATTAGATAACTCATCTACTGCTAAAGCATATTCTTCATCTTCTCTCATCCAACGATAATGTGTTTCCCTAGAAATCTCTGCTGTCTTACAAGCAGGAGTAACAACTCCAAGTGATTTTTCTAGTGCTTTTATCATTGCTTTCTTTTTAATATTTGTATCTTTTTTATGTGTCATATTCTGTCACTCTCCTTTTCTGATATTTCTCAGGTAAAAGAACGGGTGTTGTATTGTTCCACTTTACGCTATGGTGCAATCTCATATTTTTATTGCCCATTAAATTTATTTTAGCACTAGAAGGTGCAAACAAAACAGTATAAAAAGATTTCACATAAGTTCCACCATCTAAATAGAACTCAGTAAGACCACCTGAATTGCTTTGTGTATCTAGTTGCTCAAGTCGTAAGTCTGCTATAGTTAAGAATATATCTCCTACAGTTCCAAACCTAACATAGGTATTTACATCTTCATTAATTCTACCGATAAACTGGAATCTTCTTTCTGTAGAACAGATAAAGAAATTCATTGCTTTACGGGTTAATTTCTTTTTAAATACCCTACTACCTTCTCCACCAATAAAGTCGCCACCCTGAGCAATACAGAGCGTTTTAGCATTGGTTTGAATGTAATAATCTAACAAGATGTCCATAATCTTGTCTAAATCTTTAATATTTCTTGCTTTAGTCAGATAGTCGTTTAAGTCATCTCTTGTATATCTGAACTGTGTATAGTCGTCATCAAGAACTAGAAAGTATGTATAACCTAATTCTTCTGCTATGTCGAAAACGGCATTCCTAGCATACACAACCACTCTATCGTCATTAAAGTTATCACCAATATCAAAAGTGCCTTTATAGTCATTCTTATCAAACTCTATGACATTCTTATGGAGATTCTTATAGTTCTCTAACTCTTTGTCATCTACAGAGCAAACTAAATATATCTTTCCAGTATATCCCTGCTTTCTTAAAGTTTCTAGTGTATAAATCTTTTCACTTCTTCCGTAAGTAAGAATAAATATTGCAAAGTCTTTATGCTTCATCGCCATATTCTTCTAAATACCTATCTGTGATTTCTTGATTAAGTTTGACATAACCACCTGCTATCGCTTGTTGAAAGTCAATAATAATTAATGCTGATTCTTCCATAAGTTCTTGGACTTCTGGTTCAGCGTGTGCATAAAAATCTGCAATCTTTGAATAGTCAAATTCCAGATGTCGTTGTGCTGCCATTATTAAGAAATTCTTAATGTTGTTATCTATTTCACTTGCTTGTATCTTATTTACAAGTTCATTAGATTTAGTTGTATTTACTAAGTCAGTTAGTTCTGGTTTCTCATCAGATGGTTCATATTCTGGTGCATCTATTTTCTTAGTGTAA